AGCAGAGGTCTCCCTGGTCACTTTCGGCGCATACGGTGAAGCCGCCGCCGTCGTCGGGATGCGCGAAGAATCCACCACTCCAAACCTTGACACGATTATCGAACTACTAAAGGACCTCCGCCGATGAAAAGCACCCAAACCGCCCTCAATGCCAGCACCGCCACGCTCATTATCGACGCCGAACCAATAACGCGCGAATGTATCGTGCACGTACTTACCGCCGCCACCATCTACGTCGGACCCGCAGGAGTCACATCCAGCACCGGACTAAAACTCGACAACGCCGCCGGCCCCATTGCGATTACCATCCCCAATAATGAGACCCTTTACGCCATCGCGGGTTCAGGCACGCCGACGGTATCGGTCCTAGTACCTGGCGACTAATGCCCTGGCACCTCGAAGATGCACATCCCGATTGTGAAGGGATCGCAGTAGTCAAAGACGACGACGGCGAACTCGTCGGATGCCACCGCACCGAAACACAAGCAAAGAAGCAGCTCGCAGCTCTCAACATTGCCGAACCCGAAGAACGCGCCGGCAGTGGACCCGCGACGATTCTCGTGGACGTAGATGGCACGCTGTCACTACCTAACGGACCAAACTCGTCACTCATCCAAAGACTAAACGGACGCGACGCGATCAAACTCATCGTGACGGGCCGACTCAATAGCCAAAGAGACGCCACGATCAAGTTCCTTGAACGAATCGGCCTCGACTATTCCGGAGTGTTCACGAATCCAGGCGGATCATCGGACGCGCACAAAATGGAAACCGCTCGCGACCTTATGCGCAACCACGACATTATTCTGGCAGTAGATGACAACCCAAAGACGCGAGCACTCTACGAGGAGTTAGGGATCCCAACAGAGTCCCCAACTACCCGCGCGCAGGAAGCGCAGGAAATACTCGCGCAACTCCGCGCGAAACATTAGACTGCAGGATAGTCGGCACCCCACCACACCGAGAGCAGAGCACCCCGCCAAGAGCGGCACCCTCGCCGGTAGCGAAGTGGCACCCCGTAGAAATACCAACTACCAAAGGGAAAACACCGTGAACAATCAGTTCCTCAACAACCTCCACGAGACACGATCCGCAAAGACGAGCCTCATCGACGCCACACTCAACCGCGCCGCAGATGAGACTCGCGACATTACCGAAATCGAACTTGCAAACATTCAAGCTCTCAAGATGGAAATCGAAAAGCTCGACGAGCGCATCGAACAGATCACCGACCTCGAAGTGCGCAAGGCTAAAGCCGCAGAACTCGCCGCATCCGTAGATGGCCACGAAACAGAAACACGCTCCGCAGCACCCGCACGCGTAACACGTGAAGAGCCGACCTACCACGAGCGCAGCAACTTCGACTTCCTCGCCGACGCCATCGCTGCCGAGTTCGGCGGCTCATACGACGCCAAAGAGCGCATTGCTCGCTACCAGAACGAAGTGCGGATCGAAAAGCGTGACAGCTCAACCAGCAACTTCGCCGGCCTTGTAGTTCCGCAATACCTCGTCGATCAGTTTGCACCATTACGCCGCGCAGGACGCCCCGTTGCGGACATCTCAACCATGCGACCACTACCGGCTGCGGGCATGACCGTGAACATCGGACGCCTCACCACTGGCGTCACCTCATACGTGCAAACATCAGAAAACTCCGCACCAACCGAGTCATCTCCAGACGACACCCTCCTGACCGTGAACGTCCGGACTATCGCGTCAATGTGGGACCTCTCCAAGCAGGCAGTATTGCGCGGCACCGGCATCGAGGATCAGCTCCTCGGCGATGCAATCCGCTCATACCACACCCTTCTGGATGGACAAATAATCAATGGCGCAGGAACATCAGGTAGCCACCTGGGAATCTTGAACACCACCGGAATCAACGCGACAACATACACGGACGCCTCGCCAACATGGGCAGAGTTCTTTCCGAAACTTGTCGCAGCGATCTCCAACATCTCGTCCAACTTCTACGGCGGCGCGACTCACATCGTCGCACACCCGTCAATCGTTGGATGTTGGCTCCGCGCATTGGACTCCACTAACCGCCCAATGTTCAACTCAACCGCCGGTAATCCATTCAACGCGCCTGGAACGTTCGACCAGCCTGGCTACTTCTCCGGTCTCCAGATTCTCGGACTCCCCGTCATTCAAGACGCGAACGTACCGACAAACCTGGGAACAGGAACAGACGAATCCGCCGTCATCGTCGGCGACTTCCGCGAGTCCTACCTCTGGGAGGACAACGGCTCCAGCCCGCTCTATGTTCGTTTCGAGCAGCCAGACGGCAACATCGCGATCCGCACCGTCGTCTTTGGATTCTCGGCCTACACCGCCGGAAAATACCCGACAGCGTTCAGCGCGATCACAGGCACCGGACTCATCGCGGCAAACTGGGCATAATCACCCCACCACAGTCAAGGCGTGCACACGCCTCGACTATCGGGAACACCATGAACCACGACGCCCTAGTCAATGCACTAAGACAAGAGCTCGCCGGATACGTCCGCCGAGGACTACCCGAACGCGCCAAAGGTGTCGAAGAAGAGCTCCGTCGGCTCGGATGTTTGACGGAACCCACGAGGCCCGTCGAAATTGTGCCATCCGAGTCGGCGAGCACCCCCCCAAAGCCCTCCACACGCGTCAGGAAGCCCGCAGAGGCTCCGAAAGCACCGCAGGCACCTAAGAGCACTAAGCGAGGAAAGTAATGGCCATTACGAACGGATACATCACCCTGGCCAACTTGAAGACGTACCTCAAAATAGACGATTCCGTAGAGGACACTCTTCTGGAATCCATCATCGAAAGCGCGTCCAGGTCTATCGACAAGATCGCAAACCGCCGTTTCTATCTCGACGGCAGTGCATCAGTGCGCACCTACCGCCCGAACAACGTCGTCATGTCCATCGTGGACGACTTCGGCAGCACCACCGGACTTGTAGTCAAAACAGACCCCGACGACACTGGCACATACCAGACCACTCTCACACTAAACAGCGACTTCATCGTTGAACCTACGAACGCCGCAGCGAAGGGACGCCCCTGGACCACGATCACAATCGTCGGATCCACCGGATTCAGCCTCCCGACAGACCTACGGCCACAGCTCGAAGTGACAGCACGATGGGGATGGCCAACAGTGCCCGACGACATTGAACAGGCCACCTACATCCTCTCAGCCGACCTTTACAAACGAAAAGACTCCATCGGTGGCGTGCTCGGATTATCCGAACTAGGAGCGATCAGAATGTCACCCCTCGGACGCGACATAGCCGCAATGGTGCGCGCATACAAGCGCGAGTTCTTCGCATGACACCTACCGCAGTACGACAAGGACTCACCACCGCACTCGACACGATCACGGGCCTCCGGTGTTTCGATTATGTGCCCGACTCACTAGCACCGCCGGCGGCAGTAGTTGAACCGCTAGAGATCAACTATCACGAGTCAATGATAAACGGATACGACAACTATCAAGCCTACGTGCTTGTAATTGTCGGCAGAATGTCAGACCGCAGCTCATCGGACCGCCTGGACGCGTATCTAGCACCGTCAGGATCTCAATCAGTGAAAGCAGCCATCGAAGCAGACAAGACACTCGGAGGAGCTTGCTCATCTCTCATAGTCACCGACGCGATGCCTCGCTCGGTAGTAGTATCAGGGGTTGAAATGTCCGCCTATCGTTTCGGAGTTGAAATCTATGGCTAGTTATAAAATCCTCGTCCCGAACTCAACACTCGGACCACAAGGGACCAACGTCACCGAAGAAGAGATCGCCGGAGCAGGATGCACCGCCGAACACCTCGTCGAGCAAGGCGTCGTAGAAGCACCAACCCAACCAAAGAAACCAGAAAAGGAATAGACCAATGGCCGTATTCGTACTATCAGATTGCACCGTAACGGTGAACACCATCGCACTTTCACAGTATGTGAAGAGCGTGACCCTAGTAGCGGAACGCGATGCCGTAGAGGTAACCGCCATGTCAAGCGGTGGAGCATCAGCCAACGCGCACAAGTTCATCGGCGGAATCCAAAACAACAGCGCGACCATCGAGTTCATGAACGACGAGGACGCCGCTAAGACGCTCCTCACATTGTTCGCCGCAGTAGGTTCAGGCACTAACGTCCTGGTCCTGAAGAACACCTCAGCAGGGTCCACGTACACACTCACGGATTGCTACCTCCAAAGCACGCAGCCCGTCGGCGGTGGAGCCGTTGGAGATCTTTCGACTCAAAGCGTCACGTTCACAGGAGGCACGCTCGTCAAGAGCTAGACCACTATGACTATCACCGTAACCGTCAAGCACAGAGACGGGAGCTCGGCCCAGGCTACAATCTGGGCGAGCACCGAGGTCAGATTCGAGAGACACTTTCAGACGTCATGGTCTGAAGCGTTCACCGAAGAGCATCCTCGTCAGGAGTATCTCTACTTCGCAGCGTTCGACGCGCTCACCGAAGCAGGAAAGACCGGACTCACATTCGACGAGTGGCTCAAGACCATCGGCGAGGTATCGGTGGAGGCATTAGACTCCCACCCTACGGAACCGGAAGCGTCACCTGGCTCATAGGAGCCTTAGCAGTAAAGACAGGGATTAGCCCGCTCGAACTACTAAAGACGCCTCCGGAGATACTCGAAGTAATGATCAAAGAAGTCTGGCCTACGGACCACATAAAGAGCGGAGGCGAAGCATGGCAATCACTGGAAAAGTGGGTTACAGAATAGACGGACTCGGATTCCAGGAGATCAAAGGTCTCCGCGAAATCAACCAGGCCATGAAGGGCCTCTCCGACGACACCAAGAAGAAACTGAAAGACACTCACCGCCGCGCCGCCGAGATCGTCATCGCAGGAGCGAAACGCTACGTGCCGGTCCAGAGTGGAGCACTGGCCGCCTCAATCCGTAACGGCTCCACCCAGAGACAAGGCCGCGTCCGTATCGGGTCCGCATCCGTACCGTATGCCGGCCCGATTCACTTCGGATGGCCATCGAGAAGAATCAAGCCGCAGCCGTTCATCTATGAAGCACTCGACGAACGCCGCGCCGCCGTCGCGATGGCATACGCCGAACGTATCGACCAGCTCACTATCAAGAGGTTCTAGCAATGGCCAAATCGATCTCCGTCCCCATTACAGGAAACGCCGCGCCATTACGCAAGGCCCTAGTCGCCGCAGGAAATGACCTCAACTCATTCGGCAATAGAGCAGCAGCATCCGCAAAGAAAGCCTCTCTCGCATTAGGCGCGGCAGGCGTAGCCGGTGCCGTCGTCGCGCTCAAATGGGCAAAGATGGCAGAACAGGCACAGATAGCAGACAAACGCCTTGAACGCGTCGCAATGTCTATGGGCGTCTTCGGTGTGCAAACCTCCAAAGTGACCGCACGCCTCCAGAAATACGGCGACGCCCTAGAACGCCAGATCGGTGTCGAAGCCGAAACGATCAAACTCGTCCAGGCCAAGCTCCTCACGTTCCGCCAGTTAGCAATGACGGCAGACACCGCCGGCGCAGCGTTTGACCGCGCGACCCTGGCCGCGTTTGACATGGCCTCGGCGGGGTTCGGTAGTGCAGAACAGAACGCCGTACAACTCGGCAAGGCTCTCGAAGATCCGATCAAGGGCGTGAACAGTTTGCGCCGTTCCGGTATCACATTCACCGAGTCCGAAAAGAACAAACTGAAAGTGCTCGTGGAATCGAACCG